GCCACTGTTTGGGATTTGATTCCTTACGTTCAATTCGTTGACGGATATTGTGGCACTCCATACTCAAAACGATACTCTACTTTGGAAGCAATTATTAGCAAACAAAAATCAGAGGGTAAAAAGATTTGGAATGTTACTTCAACTATCGTTCAAACACTAGAAGAAGCCCAAGAGATTTTCCAAGGATATCTTGCAGAAGGTTATGAAGGTATCATTCTTAAAGATGGTAATGGCGTTTGGGAAGACAAGCGTGCAAAGCACCAGATTAAATTCAAAGGCGAACTTGAGTGTGACCTGAAGATCGTTGCAATTGAAGAAGGTACTGGCAAATATGCAGGTATGCTTGGTGCAATTGTTTGCGAATCTTCTGATGGTAAGATTAAGGTAAACGTAGGTTCTGGTTTCAATGATGCACATCGCAAGAATCTAGGGAAAGAAATACTTGACAAAATTGTGGCAATCAAGTATAATAGTCGTATAAAGAATAAGTTGGGAGACGAAAGTTTATTCCTTCCAATCTTTGTTGAAATTCGTGATGATAAAGATATCGCAGATAGTTCAAAGGATATAAAATGAAAGTAGCAATCAATCGTTGTTTTGGTGGGTTCGGTATTTCGAATGAAGCATTCGAGAAGTTACTGGACCGTAAAGGTATTGCGTTCGATAAAGTTGAACCAGAAGAAGGTCGTTCATTCATTGGCGCATCTTACTATGAGGCAGGTTACTCTGGTAGTGATGACCACTACCTAAGTGATTATGAAATGACTCAAGATCGAGCAGATATAGATTTGATCGCAGTGATTGAAGATATGGGTGAGAAAGCCAATTCTTGGGCAGCAGATATTGCTATCGTAGAAATTCCAGATGATGTCAAATGGCATATCCATGAGTACGATGGACTTGAACATGTAGCTGAAGATCATAGGACTTGGTCATGAGAACAGAATTAGATGAAGCACTCTGTGCAAAATATCCGCTGATCTTCAAAGATCGTAATGCAGATATGCGAACCACAGCCATGTGCTGGGGACTTGAGTGTGGTGATGGTTGGTATAACATCATTGATGTTCTTTGTGGTCTATTGACTTCTGATTATCGTCAAGCCGAGAGTCGTTATGAATCCATCAAAGATAAAGTTGATCAACCACGTTGGGAAGGTAGTAAAGATATTATCACCCAAGAAAAGATCGATGAAGCCAAAGCAAAACTTGATGAAGAAACATTGAAGGTTCCAGTTGCGGTTCAAGTGAAAGAAAAGTTTGGTGGACTTCGTTTCTATGTTCAGGCTGCAACTGACAAACACTATCAGTATATTTCTTTCGCAGAGTCGATGAGTTATCGTACATGCGAAGAATGTGGTGCTCCAGGAAAAACTTACACTGATGGTTGGCATATGACTCTTTGCGATATTCATGCAGCAATGAATGGTAAAGAAGAAGAATATGCTTCTGATGAAGGAGATGAATAATGTTTTACGGTAAAGATTCTATTGAAAATAACTTTGATGTTCTCCTACAGAAATTAGAACAACAAGAATTATTTTTGTTTGATCCAATGCCATCTTATAAGAATGGTGAACGCTGGACTGATGAGTTTCGTATTCGTGATGGTCATACTAAGTTGGCAGATGGAACTTGGGTTACAATCCATAAAGTGACTACATGGGTTGAGAAAATGAAACAAGATACTATTGAAGTATATGACAACTATCAAGATGCTCTAAGAAAGAATAGATTGCTTGTTCAGAAAAATCGTGAGATGGAATATGGATTGCGAGTTGCTGGCAAAGCATTAAAGAATTCGCTGGAATTAACTAAGGAGATGATTGATGAGTGATAAAGTATGGGTAATGGTTGAAACCGTAGGTATGTATCGCATGCGTTATATGGTTGAGACTGATAGTGCACATCCTGAATATGCGTTAGATGATGTAACTATGGAACGTCCAAAAGAATTCTCACAGAAATGGCTTGGTGAAACAATCACAAGTCACCGAGTAGTTTCTACAATGGAAGCATTGGATATTTGTGATGTAGATAATGATTATACTTCTGGTTGGACAGATGAACAAAAGATTAAATCATTCTTTACTAAAGATGGTGAAACGAGGGACTTTTAATGTTTATTTTTGACGTAGAAACTTTGGGTGTTGAATCAAATGCAGTTATTCTTTCAGCTGCATTGATTCACTTTGATCCAGAGAAACGTCCAACATATCAAGACCTGCTAGATAATGCTTGCTTTGTTAAGTTGAATGCAAAAGATCAAGCAAAACGTCTTGGTCGAACTGTGGATGTTGGAACACTTGAGTGGTGGTCCAATCAACACGAGTATACTCGCAGTGTATCATTTGACGCAAACTCAACTGACCTTTATGCAGAAGATGCACTCAAAGAGTTGCATAACTATATGAACAAGTTCATTAATGCAAATGGTCAGACTATGTGGGCGAGAGGTTCTCTTGATCAAATGGCAATTGACTCACTCGCTAAAAAACTTGACATGCAACCAATTACAGGGTATAATATGTGGAGGGACGTTAGAACTGCTGTTGATTTAATGAGTGGCGGAACTAATGGTTATTGTGATGTAAACCATCCTCTATTTGAAAGAGCCCAAGTCATTAAGCATCACCCTGTTCATGACTGCGCTCTTGATGCTATGATGTTAATGTATGGGAAAAACTAATGCTAGAATGTTTAATCGCAGGTGATTCAATAGCAGTTGGAATTGCCAACGTAAGGAAAGAATGTGTTTCGTATTCTAAAGGTGGAATTAATTCTCACCAATGGTTGAATACCAACATTAAGAATACACCACTTCAAGCACGTCATGTTATTATCTCACTTGGTTCAAATGACGCATATGTGAAGAACACTGAAGAAGAATTACGAACAATTCGTAAGTTGACAAATGCTCAGAGAGTTTATTGGGTAATGCCAAGCGATAAGTTTCCAAAGGCGCAGTCAGCAGTCTGGCATGTGGCAAATGAGAACAACGATGTTATTCTAAGAACAGATCGTATGCAAACGGATGGTGTCCATCCATCATGGGCAGGGTATAAAGAATTAGCTGAGAAAACAAAATAATGGAATTTTATACTTCGGTGCACCCGATTGGAGATCGAATCTTCATTCGTGGTGTTGAGAATGGTAAGCGATACCAACGCAAACTAGATTTCTCCCCAACACTTTATGTAACTTCAAAGAAACCCTCCAAGTGGAAGACACTGGAGGGATCATTCGTTGATGAAGTGAATCCTGGATCTATTAAAGATACCAGAGAATTTATTAAACGATATGAGGGTGTTCAGGGATTTGATGTTTATGGTAACTCAAACTATGCATATCAATACATCAGCGATAACTATTCACATGATGTCAATTGGGATATGGAACAGATTAAAGTGTTCACCATTGATATTGAAACTGCCACTGAAAATGGTTTCCCTGATATTCGCGCAGCAAATGAAGAGGTTCTTCTAATCACAGTCAAAGAATTAGCAACTAAACGCATTATTACTTTCGGTAGTAAAGCGTATGTTAATCCACGTGAAGATGTAATCTATGTTAACTGTAAAGATGAACACAATCTACTTACTCAATTCCTAGAGTTTTGGTCTAAGAGCCATCCTGATGTCATCACTGGTTGGAATACTGACTTCTTCGATATGCCATATCTTATTCGTAGGATCGAGCGTGAACTTGGTGATGGTGAATCCAATAAACTAAGTCCATGGGGATATGTTAATGAGCGTAAGACTTTCATCAAGGGTAATGAAGAGATTCACTACGATATCGTTGGTATTGCTCAGTTAGATTATCTTGAACTGTATAAGAAATATACATATTCTAAACAGGAATCATATCGCCTTGACTATATCGCTGGCGAAGAACTTGGTGACAAGAAGAAGGTAAATCCAGGTGAGTCATTCAAAGATTTCTATACCAATCACTGGCAACAATTCGTTGACTATAACATCCATGACGTAGAGTTGGTTGACAAGTTAGAAGACAAGATGCGTTTGATTGAACTGCATCTAACCATGGCTTATAATGCCAAGATTAATTTCGAGGATGTGTATTCGCAGGTTCGTATGTGGGATACGATTATCTATAACCATTTGCGTAAGAAGGGTATTGTTGTTCCAGCAAAGTCTTACTCTGGCAAAGATGCTCAGTTCGAAGGTGCTTATGTTAAAGATCCAATCGTTGGTCTGCACAAATGGATGGCATCCTTTGACTTGAACTCATTGTATCCTCACTTGATTATGCAGTATAACATTAGTCCTGAGACTTTGACTTCAGAAAAGATTAGCGTCACTGTTGATAAACTTTTGAATCAAGAGATTGATACTACATATGTTAAGCAACGAGATCTTGCTTTGACTGCGAATGGTTGGACATATACCAAAGAGTTTAAAGGGTTCATGCCTGAGTTGATGGAAAAGATGTATGTTGACCGTAGCAAGTTTAAGAAACAGATGCTGAAAGTTCAACAAGAATATGAGAAAGATAAATCTCAGAAACATCTGCTCAAGGATATCTCTCGATTGAATAACCTGCAGATGGCCATGAAGATTGCTTTGAACTCAGCTTATGGTGCTATGGGTAACCAATACTTCCGCTACTTCGATATCCGTATGGCTGAGGGTATTACTACGTCAGGTCAGTTGTCTATTCGTTGGATGGCTAACAAGTTAAATGCGTTCATGAATAAAACAATGAAGACTGAGGGTAAAGATTATGTAGTTGCGATTGACACGGACTCAATCTATCTTACGCTTGAAACTCTAGTTGAGCAAGCATGCGCTGGACAAACTGACGAACAGAAGATTAAGTTTATGGACAAGGTTTGTGAAGGTATCTTTCAACCATTTATTGACACAGGTTATCAGGAACTCGCTGATTACATGAATGCATATAGTCAGAAGATGCAAATGAAGCGTGAGGTTCTGGCTGACAAAGGTATCTGGACTGCTAAGAAACGATACATTCTTAATGTCCATAACTCAGAAGGTGTTCAGTATGAGAAACCAAAGATTAAAGTTATGGGTCTTGAGATGGTCAAGTCCTCTACTCCTGCGGTTATTCGTGACAAGTTGCGAGATTCTATTGAGGTTATTCTTAGAGGTAATCAAGCCGATCTTCAGAACTATATTATGGAATTCCGTAAAGAGTTTGATAAACTTCCAGTTGAAGAGATTGCATTCCCTCGTGGTGTGAATGGCATGAAACAGTACGCTGGTTCACCTATCTATTCTAAGGGTACACCAATTCATGTGCGTGGTGCATTATTGTTTAATCACTATACTAAGAAGATGGGTCTTGATAAAAAGTATCAACCAATTCGTGATGGTGATAAAATTAGATTTATCTATGTTCGTAAACCTAATAAATTTCAAGAAGATGTTATTGCGTTCAGTCAAGAGTTGCCACCAGAGTTTGAATTACACTCCTACATAGATTATGACAAGATGTTTGAAAAAGTATTTACTGATGCTCTTCAAATTATTATTGGTTCGCTTGGTTGGTCTACTTCCGAGCAAAGTTCATTAGAGGATTTCTTTGGATAATTACTACCCATTAATACATAAGCCATATGACTATGTTACATACTTAGATTCTATTCTTTCCAAAGAAGAAATAGATCTATTATTATCTTCTATTAATAAATCTGATTTGGAAGCAGGATTGATTGGTGATTTAGATTTATCTTCCCAAGAATCTATCGAATTAGAAAAACAAAAATCATCTCTTCATAGAAAATCAAATACAATCTTTTTAGAAGATTTTCAGAAATATGATTGGTTGTATAAAAAATTATCTTCAATTATATTACAAATTAATTGTTTAAATTATAACCATATGTTATATGGTATACAATACCTACAGTATACAGAATACGATTCTATCTATAATGGGTTTTATAGTAAACATGAAGATGCGCTAATGAACATTAATCATGGGATAACTAGAATATTATCGTTCACAATACAATTATCTGATGATGATTCATATACTGGCGGTGATGTTTTAATTTACACTAATCCCACTTGTTCATGTAAACGGACTATTGGGTCAATGACAATATTCCCATCAAATCTAGTGCATGAAGTCACACCAGTGAAAACTGGATTTAGAAAAAGTTTAGTTGGATGGGTTGTTGGTCCGAGATTATGACTGCAATTAGAATTATAAAAACTGGAATTAATGTTTCAAAGATTGTGAAGCAATTAAAAGAACACCCAACTGATTGGGGTTCACAAAAGAACATGGAGAATGTAGGTTCTCTAGTTGATAGAGGATTTGCTGATTTACCAGTAGATGCATTACAATTAGTAATGGGTGGTGTA